CCGATAGCCATCGGGAAGGGCATCGTAACGCCGTAGCCCTTCTGTCGAAGGTTCTTTACGTGTTTGAGGTAGAAATAACGCTCGCAATGCGAGAAGCTCTTGAGCAACGAAGCGTCGACGAAGAATTCGTATTTGCCGTTCGGCAAGATTTTGTAGAACGAGAATGGCTTTCGCTCTGTCGGGGCTGTGATTGTTGTCACCTCTTGCCTCCTTCCGCTGCATCGGCTTGACCTTGGTCATAGGCTTGTTCGAGTTGCGCCGCGCTGTCAGAAGGCTCTGCGGGGGCACGGGCTTCTATGATAGCGTCTGCGATGTCCTCAACGAGCCGGTCGCGCTGTTCCTGTTCCGTCCCATCATCAAGCTCCAGCCACATGCGGACGATTGCGTGCGCTCGATTCATAGCGGATTGCTCGCGGCTCGCCTTCCCTGCTGTGGTCGCTGGCTGCGCAGGGTCGTGGAATGGCTCAAAGCAGCGTGACCCGGCATTGCTCAGTGGCATCGGGTTCTCTCTCGTGCCCTTACAGTGCGGGCATCGCGGCGCTCCCTCAGGCTTTGGTGTGGTCATGGCGCTCCTTCCGCGGCTTCCAGTAGAGCATTACGTTTCGATGGCAGCGACGTTGAGCCTCCTAAAGTTTCCTCGCCCGTTTCACGCTTTTTTCTGTGCTCCAAGCACACCGAGCAAAGCTGTCGCTTGTTCGACAGTCAAATTCATTTGCTTTGCAAGCGTTTCAGCCATTGTTAGTGGCTTCGCCGACGCATCCATTCGATGCTTTTTCGAGTTCAGCCTAACGGCTCCCTGAGTGAGCTTCTCTCTACGCTTCATCGCGGCGACGTAGCGACTGTGTTTGCGGTAGTCGCGTTCGTACTCCCTAGCTGCGATAGAGATACGGGCGTAGTCAGCGGTTTTGATTGCATCTTGGAGCAAACGCTGCAAGCCTGAGATTTGAAACTCAAGCTCTTCGTCGGTGTAGTCTTTGACTAAGCGAAGGTCGTTCGGCCAGCCTTCGCCTATCAAGCGGATGCGCCGTCCTTGGTGGACAGTACCGTCCTCTTCGGTCAGAGGCTCAACTTGCGTGGACATTTCATGGACGGGACAGTAGTGCTGCGAGCAGAACTCCTGACCACAGTGGGAGCAGATTCGTTGGGCGGTGTTGATGTGACAGTAGGAGCAGAGCTTCGCGGAGTCGATTGACGAAGCGACGCTATCGTTAATTTTGGTAACGGTTGCGTCAGCTATCGCTTGTTCCTCGGCTACGGCGTCGAGGTCCTCTGACGAAGGGAGTCCACCATCGTTTGGTTCTGACATTTTAGCCTCATTTTATCTTCAATCTTCCATCGACAATCTGTTGAATCACCGTCTGCAACAACTTCGAAACAGCGCCGTATTTCGGGTACAACTGCTTGAGCTTCGCTGCTAGGTCACGTCGTACGCTAACAGTGACGGTTGTATAAAGCGGGTTCATCGAACCCGGCTATTGTGCCACGCCAACGACTTTTTTGTCAAGGCATTTATTTGCTTTGTTATCAACGAGTTACGCCAAAAAGCGCAACAAAAGCGAAAGTGGCTAAGTGCTTTGTTTACAACGACTTAGCTTTGCGTACTCAAATACTCGCAACGCGAGCCATCCGCTCGATTGACACAAGAACTGTGTCGCCAAGCTGGAGGTCACCGTCGGTGTCGTTGAATTGAATTCTGTAATGAATTGGATAGGGGTCGTTTTCTGTTTTTGGCTCTGCCCATTCGATAGAAACTTCACGACGTTTTGGCTCGCCTTCTCCTTTCCCGTAGAGATTGATTCCTGTAACTTCAGCTTTTACTCTCATTTACTACCTCCTTTGCGCTGCGAATTCGAGGGCCGCTTGGATATCCTGCGCCGAAGCAAGTGGAGCGTGAATGCGCGAAAGACCTGGCTTGTTGGGGTTGATAAATAACATGTCGCCCCTTGCGAGGAGGTGCTCCGCGCCTCCCGTATCCAATACGACACGACTATCTGTTTGACTCGGCAGCCGGAAAGCAAGTCGCGCAGGGAAGTTCGACTTAATGTCTCCCTCCAACAGTCTTGCGCTTGGCCGTTGAGTCGCGACGATAATATGAATCCCCGAAGCCCTAGCCTTCGCAGCGAGCTTTGATAGCTTTCCCGAGGCAATCTTGCCAGCAAGAGCATATCGAGGTTTTCCATCTGGTGAGGGTTCTTCCTCTTCGATTTTTCTACGATCAGAAAGCATATCTGCGATCTCGTCCACAACGACAGCAATGTAAGGGAGGCGAGTCGGCGCGCCCTGCCGGACGGCGTTGTACTCGGCAATGTTGTGTGTTGAGGTTTGAGCAAGAAGTTTTAACCTCCGTGTCATTTCGTCGATTAGTTCGTCGAAGCGAATGTGAGCTAGGTCTATTGACGTCGCTATGTTGCTTCGCAAGTGCGGAACGCCTTGGAACTTCGTAAACTCAACTCCTTCTTTGATGTCGCAAAGAACGAGCTGTACGTCGCTTGGACTGTAGTTGATTATGAGCGTTGTTATAAGAGCTTTCAACAACGTTGACTTGCCACCCATCGTCGAGCCTGCAACGAGCAGGTGAGGCAACATCGCAAGGTCTTCGACCACGGGTCGACCGAGGTGGTCGATTCCGAGTACGAGTGGTAAGTGATACTTCGTAGGGTCGAGTGTACAGTGGTTGAACCATTTTACCCACTGGCGTTCTTTGTTTGGTACAAAGACTCCTACCGAGGACTCGCCCGGCATCCTCTTTACCATCACATCTTCGGCTCCCAAAACGACAGCAAAGTCTTGACTTAGCGACTCTAAGTGAGAGACTTTGGTAGACCCCTTCGGGGCGAAGCGGTAGACAGAGACAATCGGGCCGACGCTAATGGGGTCGCAAAAGTCGGCTTGCAGTCCTAAACTCGCGATTTTATGAATGAGCGAGATTACGACTAGGTCTTGCTCGGGAGTTCGGGCTTGGGTCGTGGTTGTCACTTACTCCTCACCGGAACCGGTTCCCTCTTCGTAACTGGTACTTCCTTCTTCTGCGGAAGCGGACTCTTCAGTGGCTCCGCTATTCCAGTCCTCTTCTGTTCCCCGATGTTCATAACCGTCCTCCTCTGGATTATAAATCAGTGTTGGTTGTTCGATGTAGATAGGAACGTGGTAGAGTCGAAGCCATTCTATTAGATTCGCCTGTTCGTTCTTTATCAAGAAGAACTTTGGATACGCAAACTGAGCACGCCAGCCTACGTCACCACGAATGTAACGTCCCCAACCATAGACCATTCCGAGAATACCGTCCTCGTCGAGGAATTCCTTGGCATCTTCGCGAGTGCTCGAATAGATACCGCAACAGTGGTCCTCGGTGGGAACGAGTTTACAGTGGGCAACTTCTTTGCCCATACGATATTCGACACACTTTGCCTCAAACGGCGCGTCCTTCGGCCAAGAGTAACCGCGTGTTTTTAGTGTCTGCTCGGCTAGGTCGAAGTTCCAAGCCTTCCATCCGACGAGAGCTTCGACCATGTTTACTTCGTATGGAACCTCTTTGGGAGGTTCTGGCTCGTCTTGCTCCGTGTCGTATTGAGCTGTCCAACGAGGCACAACGTCGCGAGGGACATACAAGCCGGCGTGTTGAACGAAGCTCCGAGGAATAGCGAGCTGTCTCTCCATGATAGAGAAAGCCCAGTTCGGTATCTTCGGTCCTTGTCCCTTCTTTGGTAGAGTCACAATACCTCTCTTGCTCCAAGGTCCCTTGCCGACACCCTACCGTCGGTGAGCGTGGCTCGAAAGCCGGGCGTCAGATAGCCAAACGAGTTTGCGAACGCACTGACGTCGGTGAACTTTAGGTAGATACCGCCTGTCACTTCGGCAATACGTCGTAAGAGAGCCTCACCGCCCGAATCGCTTGCGATGTGGACGCAGTCGATTGGAATGCCTGCTTCTTTATACTTCTTGAGAAGCTCGTCTGCTTTAACAGCAGTCTCGCTCGTTTCATCATCGTCATGCCAGGGACGTGAGTACCAATCCGTCGCCTCCCCATCGCTGACGATAACCCCTCGTGTCATTGGTATCTTCGATAGACTTCGTTCGACGCACGCTCGCATCGGTGTGTTGCCTGACGCTTCGATACCGAAGCCCGCCGTCTGCAACACCGACAGGTTGCTTGACAGAGGTAGCTCAAAGCCTTCGGGGAAGGTTTCGATAGCGATAGCTGTGTTTTTGAAGTCACATCGACCAACGAAGTTGCAGAGCGCGTCTTTGAGTAGGTCGATACGACGTGCTCCCTTTGTTTCTGTCGTTGACATCGAAGATGACTTGTCAAGCATGAGGCAGATGCGGTTCGGCATCGTTGATGGGTCAACTTCGCTACGCTTCGCTTCGTTAACGCGCTGTTGAAAGGGCGAACCACGCGAAGTGAGTTTGCCTTTCGACAGTGAGATACCCGACTGTTCGTCGGGCTTGACGAGTTTGTCGTTCATAGCTTTAGTCTCCTATCTCGATGAGGTGTTCGCAAATTCGATTGATTTGGTCATAGAACTCGACGTTTGCGAGTTCCTCAAGAATGTGTAAATCTTCGTCGATGACTTTCCACTCACGGAATGACTTTCCGTCGCCATCTGTGTCGTTAAGACGCATTGAGTTTGTGTCAATTCTAATACCCTTGCCGACGAAAGAGAGCATCTCGGGACGATTCAAGAGGTCGTGCTTCGCTCCCGGACACCACTTTTCGGGGGAGGATATTTTAACCTCTATAATCATCGCTTATAGAACTCCTTCTCGACTCTCTTCCAAAGCTCATTGAGTCGTGCCATTTTGACACCATCGCCGTCAGGCTTGTCAGGATGCAACGCTTGAGCAGCGAGCAGGTACGAACGCTTCGCAGCGTCGTACGGTACGAGTCCCATAAAGGCGACGACTGCGTCTTCCGTAGTGCCTTGTGACGGCTGTATCGACGCTGTGTTAGACGACGTGTACGTACGCTGTGAGGCTTGCTGTGACACAGCGCGGCTTGTGAATGAGACGGAGCCGATACCGAAGGCACTCTCGGCTATCTTACGAATGGCTTCGCCGTAGGACTCTTTAACGAACCAAGTTTTGGTCGTTGGGTCGTAGTCTCTGTCGCCAGAGGGTATTACTGTCTTGAGAGCGGCTACTACATCTTTCGAGTAGCCGCTCACGACAGCGTAGGCTTGAGCTTGTTCGTTCCACCAGATACGACACTTGATGGCCACGTTTAGCTCCGAGCTTCCTCTTGGACTACCGCGCCGGAGTAATACTTGATGCTCTCTCCACGCTCGTCGGTGAAGAACACCGTAAAACCGAAGTCGAGCGAGCTTAGAGCGGTCTTGATGCGTTCGAGTCTGGTCGATGGTTCTGGTTCACGCAGACCACGTCGGCCTGTGTTGGTGACACGTTCTTTTCTTGGTGCTGACTTGCGATTGTAAACACCTCTTGGCATGGGGCTGTCTCCTTAGTGAGACGCTCTTCGAGCGAGCATTGTCCTGCATCGCTGGACCGTCGTACAGACCGTTGGGATTCGAGAGCGTCTCAATAAAAAGGCGAGCGTAAACGCCGATATACGCTCGCTTTGCAAGGAGATAACGAGTGGCTATGACACCCGTCGGCGTTAATATGGAACCCCAACTACCTTCGGCACGCGCGTTTACGTATTCGCCTGCTAAACTCTCAGCTCATAAGACTAAGAGTCCGATAGTCGGGGTAACTCGTGTTAGGCGGAAGCGGCCTGCTCCGGCTGTTGAATCGACGCAAGCGCGGCTCTGAGTTGGTCGGGAGTAATGTTGTATCCCGCTTTCTTGAGCAGCGAGAACGTCTTCTCTTCGACCGACATCTTGGAGCGCTCCACCTTCTCCGCGATAGCGAAGCTGACGTCCTTGACACCCTCCCAAGCTTCGAAGTTGTCGCTTAGGAGTATGTCTTTGGCCGCGCCGTGCTGTCGCAGTCCGGCGCCGTAGTTGAACACGGCGAGGAACACTTCGACATCTTCGTACTCACCAACGCCACGTCCGCCGCTCAGCTCGACAGCTTCGTCGACCGTTTCGGCGTATTTGTAGCCGAAAGTGCCACTCGACCGTTGTTCAGGAAGGGCGGTCTTTTCGGCTGTCGCCTTGGTGACCTTGTCGTTGAAAGCCGTTTCCGACGTAATACGCCAGTCACCGTCGGGGCTTTCTCTGTAGGCTACCTTCGTTGCTGTGTCTGCTCTCATTTCATTCTCCTTTTGAGTTTAACTACTAGGAACCCTTTTGGGGCGTTTTGACGCAACCGTTAACGAAAGTAACGATTGTGTCTTGCTACGTTGTAAGGGTAGCAAAGTCTTGTGGAGCTTGTCAAGTCGTAAGTTCTTTACTTGCAACAAGTTACGAAGTACGAAGTAAAAGCGAAGCTACTCCGCACCGTTGGTGGCGATGAAATGGTCGATACGCTTCGCGGTAACTTCGGCGCGTTCTTGTGGAGTCTTGGCTTCGTGATACATGGTCTCGAACAAAGTTGGCCATCCGTCCGAGAATCCCGCACCCCACGATTTGAATTGGAAGAGCTTTCTTGCTTTGATGTAGTTAACGCCAATGGCGTCTGTAGCCATCTGTCTCATATCGAGGCAGCAACCTTCGGTTCCGTCAAGACCGATAATGCCACCGTTCTTACGGTCGATTTTGACAAGCTTCGCGGCTAGAAGTATCTCTCCAGCGACGCACGCTTGCGTGTGGCAAGCAGGCTCTTCGAGTTGGTCGAAGAGCTTGCCTCCATCTCGACGTGCAAACTTCGTTGTAGTTCCCCAATACTTCATGTTGAGTCGTTTTGGGGTTCTTAGTATGCGTTGTTTTGTCTTTTCAAGTAAAACGACATTCATTTACAAACCTCCTCTTTTCGATTTTCTAGCGTTGTCTGCAATATCGCATAGCGAAGCTGTCGCTAGGTATGCGATAGAGAAGATGGCGTCGAATAGCATTAGGACGTCGAGTAGTTGTTTCATGAACGAACCCAATCGACCCACTCGTTGTGAGTTAACTTCGTTACGGTACAACGCTTCACGACGTCAGACTGCGGATTGATTTTAGAATACCAAGGTTGACTCGTGTCAATGTATGCCTGAATGACAAGGTCGTCGGTTTTATTTCCAGACGAGCCGAATGGCTTAACAATATCACGTTCAGCTATAACCGTCTGGAATGAATCGCTTGCGTCAGTGATAAGCCAATAGTCTTGGACCTTGGTCGGAGTTTGGGCTAAGACCTTGGCGAGCGCAACTTCCAGTTCAGCCGCACTGACGTTATGTTGCTTTGCAAGCTCTTCGAGGCTTTGACTCACGAAAACACCTCCCCTTTCAGGCGTCGTTCGACGTATTCTTCGATGGGGCATGGAATACGTCCTTTGAACTTAAGTAATACCCATTCTTTGCGAATGGCCTGCTCTGATATGACGTTAGCAGGAGCTTCGTCATCTGTTTGAACAGGAGCATGAAGTGTCTCAATCTGCTGTTCCAATTCTGCAAGATGTCGATTGACAAAAGAGTCCATCGACTCTTTGCTTCTTATCTCTTCCGGAGTTATATTAAGCCGTGCTGACTCTGTCAATACCATGTCTGAGTAAGCTCCACGAAGCTGTGTTATGAGTTTTTGACGCATCTCTTCTGAATGCGTAGGAGACTTGAGCAGTTTGTTTATCTCTACTGCTATTTTAGCTTCGATTGGGTTTAGATACTCACCCGTCTTTGACGCTTCGTGAATAGCCTGAATCTTTTGCTTTGCGAGAACAGCGGATACTGGAGGAGCTTCACAGAACTCACGCTCTTCTTCGATAAAGAGATGACCACACGCTTGACATCTGAACTCTACTTCAACGAACTTCTTTGTTCCGTCGAGCATCTGATGCAAGCGGTTCGAACGCGCATATACGCGCGACGAACCGCATAGAGGACAATGGCGTATAGTAGCACGACGGCCGCATTGACATTCATCACCGGGAATGCCAACATACTTCGATGGTGTTGTCATTACAAACTCTCCCGAAGAGCAGCCAGCATTATTGGAATTACGTACTTGCTTGGAATAAAATTCAAGTCTGCAAACAACCTCAAAGCTCTTAGCACGTCGTCTGTTCTTATTCTATGTCCCATTTGCATTAAAGCAGTAAGAGCTTCATCTGTCGGAGATACGTAATCACTCTCAGCTGCACCAGCGATTTGATTGCAGCTGTCACAAACAGGTCGAACGTACAATGGGTACGAGTAGTTACGGTGTTCCCACACCGTCGCGATTTTAGTTTTGCAGTCAACACATTGTATTTGTGCTTCTGATAGACGTGGTAGCAGATGATAAGTCACCGCAGCATGGACAGTTTTATGCGCGTCTCGTTGTGAGGTTCCCATGCGAACAGGCTAGCACAGTTTATGGCTAAAACCAATAGTACTTTAGTACTAGTAATAGTACCTAGTACTATTTTTGAGGGTTGAGTGTACTCAATACTGCAAGCACTTTGTTCCAGTACTTAGACTTCCACCATTGCGCGTATTGAGGAGACCTACGACATTGCGTACATGGTCTCCAGTTGAACTTATTGTGATAACAGATGAACTCGTTCGCTTTGGACAAGATAGGATGAACTTGCAGTAAGAACTCAACCCATGCTAGAGACGGCTCATACTTCATCGACGGTGGAAGAGGATTGTTGAGCTTCGTCTCAGCGTCGATAGTATAAAGCTCAAGGTCTTTATAGACCCTTGAGACATTCGCTCGATGTGACATTATACCTCACACGAATACATCGACAGCGCGTTGAGGCGTTTACACGACGGCTCGCGAGCGTATCGCTTTGGATGCGCGTCCATGTTTCGCAGAGACAACACAAAGACGTTGCTCCGTCATGTAGACGATTAGCGTAGCTAGCGTGTAACTGTGCTGCTAGCTTATAGGGTAGGTACGTCCCTCTCTTTGATAGACGTGAAAAATAATATATTACGCTTGTCTAATCAGAGAGGTCCATGTACCCTAATGGGCTAGTAACACAATCCTACACTCACTAGCTTCGCTACTCAACGCGCTATCGCCTAGACTTCGTCGGTGTTCGTAGTGTCGTTCCGTCTTGCGACGTTTGTGACAACTACTTCGAAGAACCGTCGAGAATCTTACGAAGCTTCGCTTTCGCCTTGTCGTTGCCAGCGCTCGCTTGTTTGAAGAGCGTAACAACGTCACGGTCGTTCCACGTTCGCAGCCTGCCCGTCGAACCGCTTTTGATTGCGTCTTTGAGCCAGTAGTCGAAGCTGGACTCCAAGCCGCGTTCTGTCGCTCGGTCTACGACTTCTTTGATTGCGTCGTACGACTCTTGCGACAGTTCGACAAGTAGATGCGTCGTGTCTTTGTCAGACGCGTCAAGTTTCGCAGCGATTTGCTTGTCGGCCATCGCTTCGACACTCTTGGCGTCTAGACCTACCACTGTAGTTCCATTTTGTGACATAGCATTCTCCTCTTGGCGTTTTACGCCATGACTACACTTACAGAGTACATAGCTACGACACAGACGAAGCCTAAGTGATAGCGCGTTTAGTGACAGCACATCGTAGTCTATGTTACGCTCATTGGTGTGGTGAGCGACTCTGTAGCACCGTTATAGGGCATCCTTCACAGGACATGGACGCAGTCCACGTTTACTGTGCTCGCCTGCTATCGGCTACCACGAGCGAGTCGCTCACGGCACCAAGCCTACTACTACGTACTGTCATACATAGTGTTCGCCGTCGGAGTCGGGACGGCGGCAGGGGGCGGCCTCAAAACGAGAACGAGTACGAGTAGGAGTCTTACCTCCGCGAAAAATTTTCTGGGATTTTCACAACGTCCCTATCGTTAAGAAAGTTAACGGTTACGACGTGGTGTAGTAAAGTCGACGTCGATGATGACTGGATCTTCAGGAGTGGCTGGAGTTCCGTCTGGGTGGAGTAAGACGTTGCTAAAATTATTTTTCGTCGCAACTTGGCAGAGTGGTCCTTTCATCAATTTGTTTACGAAGCGTGCTCTTACTTCCCTGATTCTCTCGATAGATATAAAAGACTTGAAAATTCTATGAAGCTTCGTTTTGATTCTATGACAATTTGCGCAGAGTAGTTGAAATCTGTCGAGGCCATCGCCGAAGGCAAGTTTCGATACAATAAGATATGAATTGGTCTCTTTGTCTAAATGACCATCGTCGTTTTTGTGATCGAATTCAAGAACCATCTCACAACACTCACCGCAAACAACACACGCGCCGCCGAGGTTCTCGATGGCTTTGAGTCTTCTGACTTGGTAAGTGTCTTTGAGTATAAGCATAGAGTATAGCCTAGCATAAAAATTTTCAGAACGCAAGTCCGTAAGTTACTGTTTATAAAGGCTTTACAACATTTTTAACGACTCTTGACAAACGGGGCGGCTTGTGGTAATATTGTTACCGTCGTACCAGAAGTGTATCGTTTCTCTGGAGTGACAAATGGCAAACGACTTGATAAGGTGTGCCCTCTGCGGTCAAGGCTCGCACCGGGACGACTGGCAGGGCAAAGTCGAGGTGTTCTGCGATTCGCACTCGCAGGCGGACATCGCGGCGTTTAAGGCGTCGAAGACCCCCGCCCCCGGCCCCGTGGCCGTCCCCGCCGCGGCTCAGGGCGGGTTGAAGGCGACGGCAAAGACGTAACTTCGTGGTCGAGCGACGCATCTTTCGAGGGTGGCTCTGGCTCAAGCACTTCCTGGGCCTCGATGGGTTTGTGGAGAGGCGGCATGCGCAGGTCGGTTCCTAACTACGTTATCTATCGACCGATTCGGTCGCTTGCGTTATTACCGCCCAAGGCCAGACAGAATTTGCTGAAGCAGTTACAGAATTACCTCTACAACTGCGAGCTTGAAGATAAGCAGCTTCGTATTAACAGGGAGAAGGTCAATCGCTAATGCCCGGCCTCAAACCAACAGCGTACGCCAAGACGAACATCAAGATTCCTCAGATTGTTCGTTGGAGGGTGGCGGGAATCAGCGACGTTAAGATTCAGAAGATGCTCGGCATGTCGTCGTCCGGGCTTGCTCAAATCCTGGCAACACCGGAGTACATCGAAGAGGAAGCCGCGTACCTGAATGGGCACCTGTCGGCAATGGACCGTGCCCTCGCGGGGAAAGTTGAAGCAATACATCAGTCAATGCGACAGGCCGTTCCTGCCGCTTTGCGCTGTCTGGTGGATACCGTGACTCAACGACGTGACTTGAAAGCTGCGATGCAGGCTGCAAAGGAGATACTCGACCGTGACCCCGATCGTACTCTTGTCACTTCGACAAGCGACGAAGCTGTCGCTCCTGGCATCCCTGCCGAGGTTATTGAAGCCGCCGCAGCCGAAGGCAACGCTATCGCCAAAAACTACGACGGACAGGGAACGAAGGTGAACTAATGGCCGGCTCCTTTACCTCTCCAAACGCAGGCTCGAAGATGAAGCTCGGCAAAGCCAACCGTCCCAAGCGCACCGACGAGGACGCGACCGGCCTGTCGGCGCAGCCACGCGACTATCCCATTACCAACAGCTTCGCTGCCGACACCATTCCAACCTTCGCCTCTCGGCGCGCCAAAACGAACAACAAACATGCCTTCTGCTCCTGCCCCGCCAAGCCTCCCGCCGGCCGCCTCGCGCAGCGCAGTCCTGGCGAAATACGTGAGGCTGGAAAGGTTCTAGGAAGTGGCGAGAAGGGTCGAAGCGCAAACTCGCATGGCTCAGGAGGAACTCAGCGCAAGTAGGTTAGCCCCCGTTGACACAGCTTGCATGAATTAGACAAACTACCGGCTCTCGAATCGGATAAGTTCCTCGAATCCGTTGCGCGTTTCTCTCCTCAATGGCTAGGTGGATTCTTCGATGGTGAGGGGTGTGTTTGCGGTCATATTACCCACAACATTTATCCTCAACTTAGTGTGACTCTTGCTCAGAAGAACCCACTTCCTTTAGTGATAGTCTCTTTGAAGTTCCCTGCAAAAATCTACTGTACTACTACCGAGGGACGTGAGCGTCATCAACTTATTTGGAGTAACGCTCAAGGACTTCCTGTACTGGAATTCATCAAAGACTTTGTCCTTGTAAAAAGGACTGTAGTGGAACTTGGCATCGAGTACATATCTCTTACGCAAGGAAGATTTGGACAGATGGTTTCAAGAGACGTTATGACAAGAAGGTTGGAGATTATTCAGGAGCTATCGCGTCTGAATAATCTAGACTAAATGCAACGATTTACTCCAGTTGACATTCCAAAGTCGGACTCTCACGCCGACCGTTTAGCTAAGATGAGAGTAAACTCTCTTGGATCGCTCTATTACTTTATCAAAACGACGTTGCGTCGTAGACGTCTTACTGATACACTCCACAAGCCGTGGTGTATCAGTTTGGAACGAGAGCATTTAAAAGATGTCTACGAACTCCCTCGTGACCACTTCAAATCGACGATTTGCTCGGAAGGCTTCCCTATGTGGCGTGCTCTTCCGTTTGATAGTCGTGACGAGGATAGGTTTAGACAGTTAGGTTACGGTGACGAGTTCATTCGGTTCATGAAGCGTGTTCACAAGCGCGACTCAAGAAGTCTTCTTGTTTGCGAGAATATCACCAACGCTGCGAAGTTGGGGACTCGTATCAGTGGGCATTACGGTTCCAACGCGATATTCAGGGTTCTCTTTCCTGAGATTCTTCCCGATTCCTCCTGTACGTGGTCGAATTATTCGCTGTGTCACAAACGGTCTCCTGGCGCGGCTTCTCATGGTGAAGGGACGTTTGACTTTTTAGGAGTCGGTGGAGCACTTCAATCAAGGCACTATGACGGTCTTATTCTGCAAGACGACCTTGTCGGTCGTAAGGCTATCGAATCGATAAGCGTGATGGAAAAGACGGTCGATTATCACCGTCTGCTTGTAGGTGCTTTTGAAGAGCAAGAGCCTGACCGAGGTTCGAAGAAAGCCGCCGACTCTGAGAATGACGAGTTCGTTGTTGGAAATCGTTGGGGCTATACGGACCTTAACTCTCACGTTCGAGAGCATGAACCCGAGTTTACGGTGTTGACTCACTCTGCTTTGGGCGGTTGCTGTCCAGAGCATCCTTCCGACACGCCGATATTTCCAGAAGAATTCGGCTTTGAAAAACTTGAACGTTGGCGTCGTCGTCTTGGCTCCTACCACTTCTCCTGCCAATTCCTAAACAACCCTGCCGCTCCTGAGAATGCCGACTTCAAAGAGCAGTGGCTTAACCACTTCACTATCGAAGAACCTAGCGAGAAGAACGGCTTCAAGCGGATGATCCGTCACGAAGCCAAAGATGGAATAGTCCGCAAGGACTTCCCAGTCGCGCATTTGCGACTGGGAATGACTGCTGACCCTAATCACTCTGGGAATCAGGGGATGGGGCGATGTCGACATGCCATCCCGGTCGTAGGACTTTCGGCCGACGGTGATTACTACTTACTCGATTACTTCCTGAAAGCCAGCGGCTACGACGAGTTTTATGGCAAAATCTTCGAGCTTGCAGGGACGTGGGGTTTGAGGAAGATGGGGCTTGAAACCATTGCGGCTCAACGCTATATCGGACATCACATTCAAGCTATGTCGAGAACAAGGGGTCAGTCATTGACTATCCTCGAACTCAAAGGCGAAGTCGAGGGTCCAGACGGCGAGCTGACTCGTAAGAAGGAATGGCGCATTCGTAATGTTTTGGCTCCTATCTTTGAGGGTGGGCACTTCTTCTCTCAGAGGAAACATCAAGAATTCTTGGGAGAATACACGACGTTTCCAAAGGGACGGTTCGTTGACTTGCTCGACGCCTTGGCGTACATGCCTCAGTTGATTAAGACTCCGCAGCGTTACGAGCACTACGTCCAGTCGCTTCTCGCAAATCAACGAGGCGCGCATCGAGTCAATCAGCCTTATAGTAGTCCGGTGAATTGAGTGCCAAAGAAATTAGTCGACTGCGTACGAAAGGTCAAAGCGAAGAAGCAAGGTAAGAGGATTAACCCCTGGGCGATATGCGTTAGCAGTACGGGACTAAAACCTCACAAAAAGGAGAAGTCATGATTGCTTTCTTGACAAAATGGTGGCCTTCAATCCTAGCGGCTATCACGGCGCTGTGGGCTACCTTCGGTGTTCAGATTCAGACTGCGGTAGCGTCGCATCCGAAGCTCTCGACCTTCATCGCGGCTGCGGTCGTAGTTCTGTCGCACCTTTTGCCGAGTCCGGTTGCTGCGTCACAAGGAGCCAAAACGACACCTTGAGGCTTCGCTGTTCGATTCTCCTCGCTCTACTCTGTTGCAGTTGTGGCCCGGCTCACAAACGCATCAAAGTCGCGAGGGGAGAATTGGTTGTAGCTCGTGAGTGTATGACGGAAATCGAGTTGACGCCCAAAAGCGAGTGTCGTTACGAAGCTGGCGAGAACGTCATGCATTGTACAGGATTGAAGCTTACGAAACTCGTCGGTTGTGAACACGTTGAGGTCAAAATCAAAAAGGAGAAGTAAATGAGAAAACGTCTTGCGATGTTGCTGTTCAGCTTGCTGTTGCCTTTTCTGGTTATGGGTCAGACGACTCCAGCGCCGTCGACTCCTCCGACGCAGCATTTTGTCATCTCGGCGAACGCGGCGGGATACGGTGGACCGGGGAGTGGGACGCAGGCGGTCATGATTGTGGGAGCGGGCTTTCAGCTTACGTCGAATATCTCGGTGTCGTATGGAAGCATTAGTAACCCGACGGACTCGACGCAGCCGAGGTACAATCTTGGCGATTTCAACTACACGCGCGAAGTTGCTTCGTTCTTGCCGGCGTCGTTGAAAGCCAAGTTGACTTTCGACACTACGAACTACCTCGTGACGTTTCAAGCAAGCGGCGGCAAGGTGACGGCTCCTGGCGTGAACCGCGTAGCCGAAGGTGCTGGCATCTACATTAGCCGTCCGGTCGCGAACAACATGCAACTGACGTGCGGCTATCGCTTTCTTCACGGAGTGGGAACCAGCACCGTGAAGATTCCCTCGGTCGGTATTAACTTCACGTTTTGAGGTGTCTGTGTCTCGATTCTGGCATGGTGTGTTTCACGGAGTTTGTGTAGTGGGGCAGGTTGCTTTGGCGTCCAGTCCGTACCTGCCCTTCCCTTTCAACGTCGCGGCTGCTGGTAGTATCGCCACGATTCAGGGTATTGTAGCTTTGAAGCACCACAAGTGATTCGCGGTCTTGTACTTGTAGCCGTCCTTCTTTTTATAGGATGGCTCGCAACGCCGAAGAAACCGAAGAATGGCTGAACAACTCATCGTCGCCAAGCTGTCCGCAGAGAAGCAAACTGCTCTCTGTACGTATTTGAAGAAGCGCGTCTTGGAACTCAAGAGTTCGATGAAGGAACTCTACGAGGAAAAAGTAGTGAAATGGCGGGCGGCTTACGAGTCGCGCCCGCGCGAAGAGACTCGTCAGTTTCCCTTCCAGAACGCTTCCAATCTTATCATCCCGCTTATCGCCATCCACACCGACACCCTCACAGCACAGCTCATGGCGGCGATATTTAAGACCGACCCTATCGTCTACGCCAAGGTCTTAGGCGACTTCGGGACGGAGTCAGACAAGCTCAAGGAAGCCTACGAAGAGTATATGCAGTATGTCTGCTTGGAGCCAGAGGAACTCGACCTCTATCGTATCTACGGCGAGGGTATTAACGAGTGCATTAAGTACGGGATGGTCACGTACAAGTGTCCTTGGGAGAACAAGACCCGCGACTTCCTCATCCCAGGCGGTGACGGCACAGGCTCCTCCCGCGATTTCCTCAACAAGACCATCTACGAAGGCCCACGGCCTGAGAAACTTCCGTTCAGCGGCTTTTACTTCCCAATCATGGCGAAGCGTTTGGAGGACATGGATATTAAATGTCACAAGCGTATCATGCAGGAGCATGAGATTGAGGAACGCAAGTTCGCGGACCTCTACGATCGTACTGCCGTCGAGGAAGTCTTGAAGTTTCCTGACCGAACCTCCCCGACGAACGAGCAAACAGAGAAGGAAGATACCCTCGGTGCCAAGACGACAGGTTCGTATGGTCATAAAGAGTGGGACATTTGGGAGTGCTATATCACTTGGCGCTACAGCGACGAGACGTTCGCGCCTCGTATGATAGCTACGTATCATGAAAAGAGCGACAAGCTCTTACGAGTCGTCTATGACAATTTCGAGAAGGAATGGTTCGTTGGCGCTCGTATGGCTCATCGCGATGATATGTATCCTGGCTATGGCTTCGCTGAGACTCTCTGGATGTTTCAAGAAGGCGCCTCGGAAACCTATAACGGCTATCGAGACAATCAAACCATCGCCAATACGCGAGTGTGGCGAGTTCACCCTGACTCGAAGCTCCACCAAGGCTATCGAATCTACCCCTCAGCCATGCTGCCGGCCGATGAAGGAGAGATTGAAGCTCTTGCCCATGGTGATGTTAGTCAAATCAACCTCGACGAACTACGTTTGCTTCTGGACCTCGCGGAACGGCGTAGCGGCGTGAGTCCACCGCAGCAAGGAATGGGTGCTGGCGCGCAGACCAAGCGCGGTATCTACTCTGCGATGGGCACGCTGTCGCTCATGCAAGAAGGCAACTCGCGTAAAGACCTCAACGTCTCCGACATGCGCGATTCGCACGTCAGGTTGATGCGTCTTGTCTCGTACCAATATGGCATCTTTGGAGCGGATAGCAAATTCCAAGAGGCTCGAATGAAGCTCTTCGGAGCCAAAGCCCTACTCATCGCAGAAGCGCTCAAGATGATATCGAGGAAGGAAATCGGCCTACCTTGCTACTCCTCGACTGCGTCGGTAAACAAAGAGGTAGAAAAACAAAACGACGTAATGCTTAGTCAGATAATGGGCCGGCACTATCAGACAGTAGCGACGCTACTCGGCGCGATGCAGAATGCGATGACGCCGCCACAAGTCAAAGAGTACTTCGCTCAGGTTGTGGTCGCGTCCAATCTGCTCATGAAAAAAATCTTGAAGAATTTTGGACATGAAGAGGTAGATCGTTTGGTCCCTGATCCAATGAAAGACCAGGGAAAACAACCACTTCAACCTCAGCTTCCTCAAGAACAGCCTTCGTCGGGAGTCGTTCAATGAAAAGCAATTATGAAGGTGTGGACGGAATTACCAAAACTTTAGGAAGAATTACTCCGCAATGGGTTGCTGGATTCTTTGACGGCGAAGGGTGTGTATCTACTTCTGCTTGTGAATCTACTAGTGGGGCGAGGAGTTTACACGTTTATCTAAGTCAGTGTGACCAAGTTCTTTTGACTCTCGTCGCACTTAGATTTCCTGGATGTTGCGGACCTCATCAAGTAAGCAAGACAAAGAATCCGTGCTTTACTATCGTTTGGCATGGAAGAGCTGCGCTTCCTTTTCTAGAGGCTATAAGAGATTTCGTTATTGTAAAGCAACAAGAAGTAGAATATGCTATTGAGTTTTGTCGGCTTATTTCGGAGAGCACCAGACTTTTGTCGGCCGATTCTGTCAAAAGAAGAGAGTATCTTTCTGAGCAAATCCGTATCTTGAATAAAGGAGGTTCGAATGGTACTAAGCCCCAAGGACCATCTACTGGAACACTCGGCGGAGGTTCTGAGATGGTTGGAGGAGCCGGCGGGTCGACTGTTCAGTAGCTGGCTCTTGGAGTTGCACTCAAGGGAAACACGAAGGCTCAAGGATAGTGAAAAGGAAATCGACGTATTCAGGGCGCAGGGGAGTGTTGGCATCCTCGACGTTTTGATGAGAATCAAAGAAGACCTACGGCGGTACGAGCAGGATGTAATCGCCGGAAGGTGCCAACCAATTAAAGAAACTCCTGCTGAAAAGGTGGTGTCAGTTGGGCTGGCTCGATAGTATTAACGCTAAGAAGAAAGACAAGGTTCCAGACCGCTTCAAGGACAAGAACGAGGACGATATCTTGAAGATGATGGACGACGCGGACAAGGCTACGAAGGAAGTCGAAGCACTCAAAGCCAAAGACGCTGAGCGCGAGTCGCAAGTCACGGACATCAAAACGAAGTTTGAGGAAGTGAAGTCCAAGCTCGCTGCTGCGGAGGCGAACGTTACTCCTCCGAGGAAGGAAAACAACGAAGAGCTTGCCAACTTCGTTGAAGAGCCTGACAAAGCCTTCGGTCAGCGCGTAGCTCCTGTCGCGAACATCGCACTCCAAACCGCGGCTATGACGGCGCGTATGCTCGCGCAGCAGCAGCTCAACAACATGGATATGTCGTCCGGTAACAAAACGATGGACGGACGATTGTTTCAAGCCTGGACCAGCGAAATCGACGGCGAAGCCAAGAAGTACCAAACGATTCAGCTTGGCAACGTCAACGCTTGGCTTGGCATCTTCTACTACCTCAAAGGCATCCATGCTGATGAGCTTCGTGACCCCGAGATTCGAAAGAAGAAGTACAACTTCATGGAGCCGGTTGCTTCGTCGGTTAACACGACCGACAACAAGGACAAGCCGGCTCTTGACCAACTCACGGATCAAGAAAAGCACGTAGCTGACAAGATGGGTGTCAGTTACGAAAACTACCTCAAAAGAAAGAAGACTATGCAATATGTCAACGCCTAATCCAACAATTACGTCCAAGAACCTACCCCCGACGCAGCACCCCTCCGGACTTCCGCCGAGGCCTCCAGCTTCGGTCGAAGTGGCGTTGCCTTATAGCCAGATTGAGGCAAAGCCTCTTCGCGCGCCGAGCTTCGTCAACTTGAGACACAAAAACCCAAACATGTCTATCTACTTAGGTAATCGCGCTGTCGGTGAGAAAGAATCAGGACTACGCTACGACCAACTCATTGCGATGGGTTTTATCCCGGCGAAGCCAGAAGAGGTAGAAACCATTCCGATGGACGGTAAACCGGCGCTTCCTTGTCCTCCGTCGATTGTCAGGGACGGTCGTATCATGTATGGCGACCTCATTCTGCTCAAGATACCACGAGAGGACTACGTCGGTGCGTTGAAGTGGAATGAACAGAACGCTCGCCTTCGAGTTAAAAGGCCGGGTGTCTCTATCGAAGGCGACACTCAAGGTTCTGACGGTCGTATCCAGCCGCAGAACACTCTTGCGGACCTGGAGAACAACGCTCGTTTGAAAGGCAAAATCAAGAGCTACGTTCCGGCTCTAGCCGAAGTTGATTCCAAGACCGCGGACAACTCAGGTCCGGTGAATCTGGCCGAGAAGTAAAACAAGTTTAACGACGTGCCCCCGTCGTTATTGTTACGAAAGTTAACAGAAAGGAGTACCTAGTGGCTTCAGCAGAGATACACAGTATTCAAACGGTAAGCGGTAATCAACCACGCATCCGCCGTCTACCGGAAGAAGCTGGCCAGACGTTTCTCCCTGGTACTCCCGTGCAACTCGCTGCCGCAGACGGGGGCGTAAAGGCATGGGATGGTGTCACGGTGGCGTTTGGTATTGCAGGATTCTCCAAGGAGTTTGGGAATAATCTAGCCGCGCTTGGTGTCACACCGACCGCGGCTGTGAACCCCTCTCCACAACCCTCGACCGGACAGGCCGTTCCCTTTCAGCCTGCGGCGGTTTCCATCTCGCGTCCGTTGTACCGTGACGGTCGTCAAGGATTCGAAGTTAGCGTAGCTGACACCGTTTTCCTCGGCCAAGTCGGACCGGCTCAGCAAGCTCTTGCTTCGGACGTTACGAAGCAATACGGCTTGACGCTGGATGCGGATGGACACTGGTACGTTGACAAGACCAAAACTGGCGCTTCGGCTGTTGTTGAAATAACCCGAATCGACCCAAACGACCAAAACCCTGTTAACCGAGGCGTTTACTTTATCGTGCTGCCCGCCGCAGCTCAACTGGTGGCCTAAGATGACAATGGTTAGAGGGCAGTTTGCGCAGTTGATGGCGCCCGGCCTTCACGACGAATTCCTTCATTGGGTGGACCTCCTTCAACGCGATGAGGAGTACTCACACATTTTCCACGTTGAGACCTCGAAGATGGCCTACGAGGACGAAGTTGAGTTCGCCGGCTTACCGCCGTTGGTGGAGAAGCCAGAGGGCGAAGCCATTTCGTACTCGGATGCTATTCAGGGCGGCTCGAAGCGCTATCTCCACTTGACCTACGGTCTTGGCGTGCGATGCTCGTTCGAGCTGTACGAGGACGACCAGTACAACGTCATCAACCAAGTGCCAAAGGCACTGGCAAGGAGCGCACACTTTGTCAAGGAACAACAGTCCTTCAATGTGTTCAACCTTGGTTTTACGACAGTTACAACTACTGACGGCTTGTCGCTCTTCAATACATCCCACCCTCTACTTGGTGGACCTGCTGCAACGTCAGTGGCTCCAGGCATCGGAAACATTATTGCCTCTGCCGGGACTTATCCGAACAGACCGCTCGTAGATGTTGACCTCAGCTTCACCGCCATTCAGCTAATGGTCAACTTCTTCGAACGCCTTCCCGACTCGCAAGGCTTGCCGATTACAATCAAGCCTCGCACGGTTGTGATTCCGCCCGAACTCAAGTGGATAGCCCGTGAAATACTTGGCTCTCCCCACAAGCCATATACGGCTGACAACGAAATCAACGCTGTATTGGCAGAGGACTTGCAATACTTCGTCTGCCACTACTTGACGAGTCAGTCAGCTTGGTTCGTGCTTGCTGACAAGATGGCGCACCGACTAAAGTATTTCGTGCGCCACGAACTTGACGAGGACTTCGCCGATGACTTTGACACACGTTCAATCAAACAAGTTTCCTTCATGCGTATCTCCGTCGGGGCTACGGTGTGGGAGGGAACTTTTGGCTCAAACGGACCGTAGAGGAGAAAAGACGAACATGAAAAAGCTACTCACTTTGTTCGCAGTTATCGCTCTACTCGTCGCCCCATCAGCGTTCGGACAGGCCAGCGTCGGAGCCGCACAGAGCTTTACAGTATTCGCTGTAGCTGCTCCTCCTGCGGTGGTCGTAGGTAATGGCAACTCGACTGCCACGGCGACCGGCGCAATATCGTCATCTACTGGAGGCTCCCTCGCGGCAGGGACGTACCGTATTTGCGTTACGTTCTTTTCGGCGACGAGCACGGAGTCACCCTGCTCGGTTGACACCGCAGCTACGGCTGTAGTCACCCTTACAGGCGCGACCTCGACGCTTACAATCTTCCCTCCGGTAGCAGCCGCAGGCGGTGGTAACATCGTTGGATGGCGTCCGTGGATTGGTGCTACGACTGGCGCTGCGGGGCTTGAAGGGTTGCAAACTCCGACAGCGGCTATCTGCGCGCTTAGTTCAAGCGCGACTGCGAGCTGTTCTTTGAACAGTCCTGCGGTCTTTACTTCGCAGACATTCTCGGCCGGAACTGCTCCGACTGCGTTTGCGCTTCTGTCTCCTGCGGTAGCACTGAACGTTCCGTTCTTCGAAAACTCGTTGTATCTTTCCCACATTATTCAGTGGACTACAACGGGAACCGTTCCTACTGCTTGCACCTTCAACTTACAGACAGGCGCAACCGTCGTCGCTCTTGCCAACGTCGGGCAGACAATTACATGCACCGCAGCGTCAGGGACGTATGCTGTACCCTACGCTACGGCGAATACTTACTCAGCACTCAACCTAGCAACGTACACCGAGCCGTCGAACGGGACTGCGGTTACGACGTTTACGGAAGTTCTACTTCCTTACGTCTTGCCGTACTACTGGGGACCAGCCGCTCCGACGAGTGCGTGTGCGGCTCCTATGGGGTTGTTCCTGCTTACAGGAGCGGCTTCGACTCCGTATACGTGCGTGACGACTACGTGGACAGCGATGACGTTGCCGTAAATGCCAAATCAAGCACACTCTGGGGTGAGGGGGGATCCGTGGCACAGATGCGATATCTGCTCATGGGACTACAGGGTCTCCCAACTCCGGCGTCAGCCCGGCCTACGTCGTGGGTTGCTAGTCTGCCCGAAGTGTTGGGACAACCCACTTAGCTTCAATCGAGATTATTTGATTCAAGAGACTTTAAGCCAGTCGGCTGATACTGAAATGCAAGTGGCGGATATCTTGAAAGAGCCAGTAAACACATCGGACGATGAAAGGTAAAACACATGTCTCAAGTCACACTGAATTGGAATGAAAACACAGAACTAAATGTTTCCTATGACGTGTTCAGAGGGGCCTCTTCGAACAGTGAAGGGCCGCTTCCGCTCGCGTCGTCCCTCGTTTTTGCTCCTGGCGTCAAACCGTCGTATACAGACACGACGGTGCTTCCAGGCTCTCGGTATTTCTATCGAGTCGCAGCTTTCGTTGGCGGTTTGGAAAGTCCGTTCTCGAACGAAGTAGAGACAGTCTTCGTCCCGTTCCCTGCTGGTGCGGCGAAAATCTCACTCGGTCGAGCCTCTGGCTTCGGCGCCTTGGCAGCGACAACGCTCACCAACACCGGCCCGTCGGAGGTACGTGGCGATATCGGCGTCGCTCCCGGCACTTCGATTGTCGGCTTCGACATTCCTGGCGGACCTGGCTTTTTCACAGGCTCCGAACACATCAACGACTTCATCGCGCTCGCTGCTCAAGCTGACGCTTTGGCGGCTTTCAACAAAGGCATGGCGGCGAAGAACCCTGATGGTTCAGTCACGAACCTCGGCACGGCTGTCAACATCGGTGGTATGACACTCAAGCCGGGTGTCTACTTCGCGCCAGACTCCTTGGGCATCACAGGCAACGTCATCCTCGACGCAGGTGGGAACGCCGACGCCGTGTTCATTCTTCAGATTGGAACAGCATTGACGATGGCGGGAGCTATCGTACTTCGTGGTGGCGCTCAAGCAGCCAATGTCTATTGGTTTGTTGGAAGCGCCGCGACGATTGGAACCGGCTCTGCGTTTAGCGGAGTCTTGATTGCAAAAACGTCAATCACACTCGTTACTGGAGCGGCTATTGACGGTCAGTTGTTTGCACTCACAGGCGCCATCACGATGGACACCAACGATGTTGCGATGTTCATCCCAATCATCCTCATCATCAACGGTCGTGGGAAGGCTATTGACATTGGAGACGTCTTCTTCGACTGCGTGACAGGGACGTATCAGGAAGCCATCGTTGGTGATGTTACATCATTGGACACCGTCGCCTACAACCAGACCATCGGTGGAACTACACAAGACGGCTCCGTGACTTGGCAAACACTCGACCCGCCAGTCGGCTCGCCGTTGGGTCTGCCTCCGTCGCAGCCCGTACCACCGCCTGTGGCTCCTGCGGCTCCGACAGGGTTGGTTATCGTTTCGGAGTCGTAGCTTCGCTGTTTGTTAATTGAGCTTAAAGGTGCCTCGTTTTACTCCTTTGTCGAGTAGGGGCTGCTCGCTAGGGAGGTCGGACCTCCATCCGAGGCACCTTAAAGTTTTACTCGATTAGTTAGCTGTCGCTAGACAGACTCAAGCCGGGAGGCTTACGAATATGCCACACACAAAATCTCGTTATCAGCAAGACATGGGGTTCCCCGACGGTCGTATTCGTGCGAATGCCGGAGATCTCATCTTTACAGGAGCAACGCTTGCGGTGACTCGTGTCGCTGCTGGACAGTGGGGAATAGTTCTCGCTACTCCAGCCGCGCAAGCGAATACGTTTGCGGTTAATGTAACGCAGATGCTCATGCGGCGTTTGGGCTTCGGTGAGGATTTGCAGGAGCAGTTTGGCGGAGCCGGTATTGCAGGCTCGGCGGAGTATCAAGGACGTCCCGATGCACTTGCAAGCATGGCGACTGGGCAGCCTATTACTCCCAGAACGGCGTTCAAAGTCAAGGGTTTTAAGCTCAACAGCTATGACGTTATTTACTCCCTCGGAGTAGCAAACGCAACTGCTCATACTACTCGTGTTGACCAAACTGTGTTTGGCAACGGTCTCGCTTTGGTAACGACTCCTGTTCTTGCCTCCGCCGCGAACGGCCTCCAGACAGCTTTTGCAGCAAACCCTTACGTCACGAACGTCGCGCTTCCCGCAGCGCAGCAAATTTATCGAAACCTCAACGATGCCGACCTTTGGATTGAGGATGTTATCACGGGCGCGGCTACGACAACTGTAACCTTCTGGGGCTTTGAGATGTATTTGGAGTTCAACTATAACTGAGGTAGCTTCGTGGAAGATTGCGACCTCAAAGTCGAGATTGCTCGCTTGCAGGAGCAAGTCAAGGCGGCTGACAAGGCACTTTCGCTTGCAGAGGCTTTGAGAGCAGCCACGGCTGTTGCAGCAAAGGCTCAAGCTCACAGCACTTGGAGTTCGATTCTCGCTGTCGGCGCAATCCTAATCGCTATTTGGGCCGCGCTTCACGGGAGGTAGTATGGCCAACGACATCAGCGCACGACCTTGGTTTATTGATACAGCAGGGGCGGGGGTTATTTACCCCTATCAAGAGTTCATCAAATTCATCGAGGTAGTAGCCGGAGCCGGCGCTTCTGTAATCGGCGCTTTGATGGCCGATATCCGCGACCGAAACAACAAGTCCATCGTTCTAGCTCAATTCCAGACTGTAGGTCCGGGTGAGATTCAAACCTACAACCTAGAGAATTATTTTGAAGGCCTCATAGTAGCCTCTCTTGCAGCAAACACAACCCTCAGAATCCATGTAAAGTGAGGAATCATGTCAAAAGGTTTTAGCCCAGCTCAAAAGAAGAAAACAGACGATGCAGTAATTCAACCTATGGATTGTGATATCGCTTGGGCTGCCGGCTTTCTTGAAGGTGAAGGAGCCTTTCAGTGCGACAATCGAGGAGCTTTGCTTACTCATGCAAGCCAGGCTCATTCAATAGACCCTCTTTTGAAACTTCACAGAATGTTTGGAGGGAGTTTGTGTTTCTCTCCATCTACTCATTGTCTTACTTGGTTTGCTTGTGGGTCGAGGGCTCTTGACGTCCTACAAAGAATCCTTCCTTTGATGGGATCTCGTCGTTCCATGCAGATTCAAAATGCAATCAAGAAGCACTTGAGCATCAAAGCTGGAAAGCCTATTCGAGGTCCACAATATTCTCCTGTTGAGGAGACTCTTCAATCTGTTTTGGGAATAACTGCTGCTCAGGAAGAGCAGCTTAAAGCTTTCTTGTCAAGTCAAAAAGTATGAAAAAAGGAGTTCCTCATAATGACCCTCTTGCAAAAGCAGCGGAACTTGCTCAAATACTTTGTTCTATCGGCAACTCTTGCGTTATCGTTACTGATTTACGCGACGGCAGCGGTTGCGGGACCTGTGTACTATTACGTCGTGACAGCCGTAGATGTGAATGGATTCGAGTCCGTATTCTCGAACCAAGCGACGGCGACGTTCAATCAAGCTCAACACATCGCTAATATGACTTGGACGCCGCCTACGGTTCCTACCGGCGGCTCGGCTATCGCTGGATACAACGTCTATCGTGGGTCTGTGAGCGGTGGTCCGTATATCAAAATCAACACAGCACTGGTTACGAGCGTGACCTACGCGGACACATTCACGCTACCAAATGCACCGTCTGGTTTGGTAGCGACGGCTCAGTAGTGTTTCAGCAATGTCAAGAGCTTAACTAATGACAAACTCGTTTGACGACGCCGACAGCCATGCACGCCCTCTCTTTGAGCAGCTTTTGCTGAACTGCGCAAAAGCTGGCGTGCCTTGCAGGATTGTCGACATCATCCGTACAGAGCCACAACAGCTTCAAAAAATTAAGGACGGAGTTTCGTGGACGAAGCGTTCGATGCATCTACCTCAACCCCCCGAAGGTAAGTCGAAGGCTATCGACATCGTTCCGCTCTCCATCCTTGGAGAGCATAAGCCGTCGTGGGACCCAGGTCATCCCGATTGGCAAAAGATAGGTCCGATAGGCGAGACTCTTGGCTTGGAGTGGGGAGGGCGTTGGACTGAGCATCCTGACCCTAGTCACTTTCAGGACAACTTCAAGACTCAGCTTCCAACCTCGACTCCTGAGGATATGACGAGTACGACGTGAAAAAAGTGGGCAACTTTCTCATACTGAGCGAATGCGGCGATGGCGTCGGCTTGGCGCTTCGGCTAAAAGCCGAGGGTCACGAAGTCAAGATCAAGATATTTAACGACGCCTTCGAGCATCAAGGCCAGGGGCTTGTCGACCCTGCAAGCGAGTATTCCTTCGGTCAAACGGTTATCGCTGACGTAACAGGATTCGGCCAGATTCTTGACAAGTTCCGAGAGTCTGGCGTTCGCACTTTCTCTGGCAGCAGTTTTGCTGACAAGCTAGAGAAGGACCGTAAGCTCGCGGAGGAGGTGTTTGGTAGTAGTGGCGTAAAAATCCCAAAGTCAGAACATGCAGCAAGCTGGAGCGACGCTGAGAAGCTAGTTGAGAAGGTTGGTGACGGTGAGAAAGTCGTCATTAAGCCTGAAGGCTCGCTGAGCGGCGTCGTTCCTTCTTATGTTGCGCACGACGCGGAGGACGCACTTTCGTTTTTGAAACAGTTCGAGAAGGAGCATAGCTCTGGCGATATCGACATCACGATTCAAGAGTTTGTCGAAGGTGTTGCCATCTCCACCGAAGGTTGGTTCAACGGTAAGGAGTGGATCGAGGGAATGTTTAACCACACCCTCGAACGAAAGCAGTTCCTGAACGGCGATCATGGACCGTCAGGGGGCTGCACCGGCAACGTCGTTTGGGCCTGCTCAGCCAACGACCCGTTGGTGAAGCAACTATTACTAAAGTTAACGGATACGTTGCGAAAACACCTTTACGTCGGGCCTATCGACGTCAACGCTGTTGTGAATAAAGAAGGTGTCTATGCCCTTGAATTCACCCCAAGATTCGGCTACGACGCGTTTCCTTCGCTTCTTTATGGTCTTTGTGATTTTGACTTCGGTGGTTTTGTTAGCGATTTGGCTAGTGGCGATGATAGTAGCGAAACTCTTAGTCTGGGCTTTGTTGGGGGCGTTAGGCTGAGTCTACCACCGTGGCCCTCTGAGCAGTTCAAGCACGAAGGCGGCGTGCGCATTCAAGGTTTCACCGAAGCGGACAAGGAGTGGTTCTACCCCTTCGGAGTGATGTTGGAGGACGGCGAGATACAAAGCTCGCACGGGGTTGGAATCGTCGGAACAGTCAACGGTCGTGGCGACACTATTGGCGAAGCTTTCGCTCGTGCGTACGAGATAGTCTCACGACTACGTGCCCCAGACTTGCAGTTTAGAACGGACCTTTGCGAAGCGATGCTTCAGGACTATCGAACACTAAAAGCTCTTGACTCCGACGACGAGGGCTGGATCGGGGTCGATCTTGATGGGACGCTCGCGTCTTACTCGAACTGGAGCAACGATATTGGCGAGCCTATCCCCAAGATGATTCAGCGCGTGAAACGCTGGCTTGCTGATGGTAAAGAGGTACGTATCTTGACCGCTCGTGGGACGGCCGAGTCGTTTAACGAAAACATGAAGCAACTTGTCAAAATCCACGACTGGGTCAGCGACAACATCGGGGAGCCTTTGGAAGTGACGAACAAGAAGGACTTTCGCATGTTGAAGCTCTACGATGATAGAGTAGTGCAGATCGTCGCAAACGAGGGAGTAAACGCTTGAGTCCGAGCAGTCCAGACCGTCAGCAGCTAGGTACGGAGGAAATGAAGGAGAGTCCTCTGACTGGACCTTTCGGTGGAATCCAGTCAGAGCTTCCCATCTCGCTTATCGAAGATTACGGCTTCGCCGACTGTCAAAACCTCGCCTTCCGTTTCGGTACGGCTCAGAACAGACCGACCTACACGACGCTTCCTGCGCCTCCCGGTCTTATCTTTGGTGAGTACATCACGACATTCGCAGCTTTTTGGGACTCCCTTGGTCTACGACGGCAGGTTGCATTCACCAATGTGGGGCACGTCTACGATTGGAGCGGCGTCGCCTGGACGCTGTTGACGGGACCGGCTCTTGGTCCTTTGACCAATGGGTCAATTCCATTCACATGGTCGGTGTTGAATCAGAAGCTTTGCTTTGCAAACGGCGGTCCATTCAACTCCGACCAAGTCTATCTCTATGACCCACAAGCCGCTCCCGGTGTTTACACACTATCGAGCGCGAACTCTCAAGAGCCTTTTGCTATCGCGGAGATTGGTGTTCATTTAATGACTGTTGACGTCAACGTCATCGGGACGGGATTGAAGCCGCAACGCTATCAATGGAGTGGGGCTGGCGACCCAACCGACTGGACGAGCTTCAGCGCCGGGATTAACGACGAGCTTGTTGACCTCGGTCCTGGATATGGTTTGTTGAAGCTTGGGCAATACGGCTTTGGGTTCCACCCAAACGGCATCTTGCAGATAATCTCTACAGGAACAGGCGCTGCTCCCTTCGCTTTTGTTCCAATCATGGGCGGCGATGTTGGGCCGACTGCGTTATTCTCGTTGCAGAAGCTCAATATCGGCGGTTACGACAATGGGATCTTCGCCGGCCCGGACAACGTCTACACATTTAATCAAACGGTGCTTTCCTCGATAGGCGCTGCTCCTATCGGACAGAGGCGTTGGCTTGGCGCTCGTCAGAGGATTATGGCTGATTTGAAGATTAGTGGTCCTTTAGGGAACACGCGCAGCCACAGGACGCACTCGCCTGGAGCGTCGCCATTCATGGCATACTATCTCTTGTGTGTCAAGAACGTAGGCGACCCAACTCAATGTCCTTTGTGGGTCTACAACTTCGACGAGGAAAATTGGACTCGTTGGATTTTCAACAAAGTTCCTGTCGCTTTGGGCGATTTTTCTCTTCAAACAAACACGTTCGTCCCAGACCAAGGTGACAAGATTGGCATTTCGTTTGTTGACGGAACCGTCGGTTATATTGACTTTAGTCAAGCTGGCTCCGAGGTTTCATACTCCGTAAAGTCAGGCAAGCTGATATTCAAAGACCGTCGTCATCGACACACAAATAAGAAGTTTCGTTTGGTGTTTACGGACCTTGGTAGTGTCACTTGGACGCTGACGTTGATAAACGAGGCGGGACAGAACGTTCAGCAGACCATCACGCTAGGAACTGGAAGCAACGACGATTTGACGTATATCTTTAGCGTACCGATTCCGGGCCTTCGTATTCAATACACACTGACCGCTCCGGCGGGTTCGTTATTTGACATTGTTGAACTTTCACCGATATTCGACATTGCAGGCGAACAGCGTGGCGGGACAGTGGATAACAACTGAAATGCAAGCTACGCCTAGTCTCGATTTTATACCGCCGAAGCCGAAAGAACTCTGGGGCTTCGCGACGATGCTTCAAAAGTCGTGGCGCAATCTAACGACCTTGATAAACAGTCACCTTGGTTTTGGAGACGGTGTCAAGGCGGATAACATTGACGGAGTCTGGGCAAATGTCGTTGCTCCGGCTGCTCCGAACACAGATTTTACAATAACTCACAACCTTGGGAGACTTCCCGTGGGATACTGGATACTTTACAAGGACAGGGCTGTTGATGTGTACACAGGTTCAGTAGCCGCGACCAAGACGCAGATTACACTCCGCGCGACGGTTGCAAGTGCAGTCTTACGTCTTTTCATCATCGGACTTCTTTTCGCTTTGCTCGGAGCCGGAGCGCAAGCTCAGACTACTGTAAATCTGACAGTTCAAGATACAAATTCAACTCTTTGGACTGGTCCTTGGACTGTGTCTATCCTCCCACCTTCAGGAATTGTTCCTCCTCCTGTTCCAGTCTTACTCTCTGGAGGGGGTTCGTTAGCGACTCAAAGTGGGACGCTCTCAGCGGGGACGGCGACCATTTCTATACCTGCGAATTCAAACATAGCTCCGCAAAACACACATTGGCTCTTTAACGTGTGCTTCAATGCAGGAGGGCCGTGTTTTAGTCAACTCGTTACTATCTCGGTATCGTCTCCAGTATCCTTAACTTTGACGCCGCCCGCTCCGATACTCGGCGTGGGAGCTGGTTCTTCTCTTGTAGCTGGTCCTGGCTCTTTGATTTCTGGAACGTTTACGTGTTTGCCAAACAACATCTCCACTACTCTCGACGCTTCCTGCTTCTCCGGCGCAGACGACTCCATCCGGCTACAGAACTGCCAAATCGCGGCCAAAGCTATCAATCCTCAAGCGGGGATATGCGATGGGAGGAAGCTAACGAACCTCCAGTTGTCGCAGAACTATTACGCCGCTGCATCGCTTGTCCCTACAACCGGCAGAGTCCTGCTACCTGGGGGCAAGCTCATTGCTTTGTATGGCCCGAACGTGCCGCCGAACGGCTGGAGCACAGAAGGGTTAGTTGACGGGGCTGGCACAGGTAAAGGAACTGTCATCGCTGCTGGGCCTCTATTCGCCTGCGCAACCGGAACAGTATGCACAACGGGCACGGTGACGATGGGTACTCCCGGCGCGAATGAAGTCATCACTGGCTCAGGCACGAACTGGCATGACAACTTCGTGACGCATTCTGGTTTTGACCCCGCTGCCGGGTGTGCGTTCTTTTCTCCCGGTACGCAGCCCACGCCAGCGAACAGCACGTATGGATTTATTGCTCAAGGAGGAATCACAGCTACGGGCAGCCTGACGTTGGCTTGGGGTGCTAACAATGGTACGGGCGCTCCGGGCGGCAGTGCTTACGTCATTGATTGCAGCCCACACCCTTCTGGCGATGGGTCTCCTTCAGGTGCTCAGTTCGGCCAGTCAATTTTGAAAGTGACCGGAGATTGCAGTAATATAGCTACTTGCGTTCCGTGGCAAAACTTCTTCGGGCAGCAGGGGGATTACCTGGAGGGCGTTTCCGCTATCAATTACTCCGGCATTGGCATTCAGTGGGAATCCTCAGGCGTACAAAACTCTGGCGTAAGTAAGCGCGTGTTATCGAATCCCGGTTCTGGCGGTACTGCGGCTTCTATCCCACTCGTCGTTGCGAATAATGGGACCACACAATTCGGCTGGGAAGGTGTTTCGATAAGCAAGGGCGGCGGGTCAACTCCTACCTGTGGGATATTTGTCAACGGTGGAAATAATCATCTTATCCATCTGGATTTGGAAACCGTGACGAATGGTGTGTGTGTCGGCACTAATACTTCGTGCCCTGTAGCAACGCCTTGTGCGAGACCTCCGCTTGGAGCAAACGGGACAGAAATAGACGGCGTTTCTGGAACTGCCACGACCGGCGTTCTCCTAAGTAATGCGCTAGACATCAACGTAGATACGATTATTAGGAGCATTCAGACTAGCGGCGGGACAAACAATATCGTAGACCAGCGAAACGGTTGCACGATTCTAAGCGCCGCTGAGTCTCGCACGGGTAAATATGAACTAGACCACGCCGGGAATATCTTGTCATCGTCATCGCTCGTCAACTCCTGCCGTGGCAAGACACCGCAGAACGGAACCTGCACGATGGTTGCAGGAACCTGCACCTACACCTACACGGGTACAGGCTCTTACGTAGCAGCGCCGAATTGCCAAGCTACTTGGAACGGGACAGGGGCGCTGACCGGCTTCGTGAAGTGCGTGCCGGGCTTATCGAGCGCCGTAGTTACTAGCTCAGTAGCGGGCGACACGGCGGTAATGCTGGTGCAGATAACCGGAGCACCAAACTGATGCGCAACTCACTGGCGGTGAATTACGTTGTGACGGGGAATCCAAACTGATGAAAAAGAAACTACTTTCGTTAATTTTGTTAACAATAGCCTCCCCGCTTTGCGCGCAGAACGTCCGTAAGGACGATGTTGCGATGTTGGAGGTTACTCAACAAACAAGTGCAGGGACCGTAAGATTTTTGCAGTCTGTTCCAGGAGCGGTTATTACTGTTTGTTCCGCCACCGGAACAGGAACTCCTTGTAATACTCCTATCGCCGGACTGTGTTCAAGTTCAACTGACGTAACATGTAATCAGTCAAATCCAACAAACGCAGATACTCGTGGTAACTACGGTTTTTGGCTTCCTCCAGGAAGGTACGCTGTTTCTATTACTAGCGTCGGTGCGACTGGAAAACTTATAACCTACGACCTTCCCGTCGGACTTACTAACACTGGCGATATTGCATCAGCAACGCAGCTTCAATCAACGGTTCCGACAGGAACACCACCATTGATTATTGCAAGTACGACACTTGTTCCGAATCTTAATGCAGGAACGGCTGGAACAGCTACAAATCTCGCCGGACCGGGAGCGATTACAGGAACGTTTAGTGGTTCGCCTACGTTTATTGGGATAATCAACTGCACCATCGTCAACGCTGTGGCGTGTATCTCGCCATCGAATCCGCAAGGTTGGGCAGGGACAGACATCGGCGGCTGGATAAACTCCATTAACTCGAATCCCGCCGTGTGCGCGTCCATCAACTGCGGAGCAATTCAAATTGCGCCGGGAACGTACAATGATGCGACGGCAGCGACTATTACACGCCCACTTTCCATTTCCTGCCCCAGCGGTCCCGATGGCACAGTCATCACTTGGACGCCTGCAACTGGCGTGATGCTGACGTTCTCTCCTGTAAATCAATCTGGTGGCTTGGATGGCTGCTTCCTGAAAACATCGACAAGTACCACCAGCATAGCCGTCAAGGTCGCCTACGCAAGCCAATTTGTGATGAATCGCTTTCACATCAATGGATTCCACGGCGGAATTTGGGTGACTGGCGACGGAAGCTCGACGCACACGCTAGGCTTTAGAGCCTCGAATTACTTAATCGACGGCACCGCTGGCAGCGGCTCTTTCGGCATCGCGCTCGACCATGCTCAAGATGTTTACCTGACAAATTTCGAGTGGTATAGCGCCGCTCCCGCTGGCGTGGGCGACGTAAACGCCGTGGGCTTGATTGTTGATTACAACGTCGGCGGATTGTTCATGGGTGGCACGGGAACCTTCGAGGGCGGCCTGCATTCGATGGTCGTTCAGCAAACCAATCAAATTGGGGCACTCGCGGCTGGAAATGGATGGGGTGTCGGCGGCGGAACCTACGGAGGCACGCCAGGCGCTATTTTCCCCGGCGAGATTACATTCGATAGTTGCCCCGGTGGGGACTGTATTTTATTCGACTCGTCGCTGAGCAACAATCCAGTACGATTCTACTCTTCTGGTTCTTGGGTGAGATTTGCCGGAAGATACGGCGGGGCTTGCGTCGGAGGCAGCACAGCGAACGGCGTCAATATCCAAGGCGGGTCGGACATAAATTTCGAGGGCGGCAA